TTGGTCATAATCCCAAATTCGATTTGGGATTTATAGAAAACCTCTTTTGGAGACATCAAGTTAAATGCAAAGTTTCTCATCGTGCCATTGACACCATCACTTTGGCATTTGTTTATCTGGTTCCATGGGGGCTGAAAAGCTTATCCATGGATGCCATCAGAACGTTTTTGGGCTGGAAGAAACACAAAATCCACACAGCTATCCAGGATACCAAGGATGTTAAAAAACTATATGAAATCCTCACATCATATAGAAGATTTATTTTGTATTCCTGGATTATCAGCAAGAAGATTTTATCTATATGTAAAAAAATAACGGGTTTCTTTACAAAGGGATTTCCATGGAAAAAGTGAGAAGTCCACATTTTTCCATGTGGCTGTGTAGGCAGAAAAGAACCACAAAATTCAAATGGAAAGATTTGGCCAATCATCTGGATATCACTACCCAAGGGGTGGATAACTATGCCAAGGGTTATAGCCATCCCCAAACCATGAAACTATATCGGCTGTGTGAATTCATAGCCATACACACCAACAAATCCACAGAAGTGGTTTGGTATGAAGCATTGAAGCCGATTATCAAAGATTACAACCATAAAACAAGGAAAAAAACATGAGAAGGAAATTCAATTCCAATCTACTACCCACAACATGGAAAGCCATTCCATCAGAAACTGATTTTTGCCCAATACGATTTGGGGCTTGGGTACTGGAAACCCAAAGATATCACAAAGTCAATACTGTAATGATGGAAGATTGGGGCTTTAACTCCCAAACCCTTACAAGATGGAGAAGACAACGACAAAAGAAACGCCCAACCCATGGGGCTATTCTCAAATTTTGTGCTGGAATTCGTGATTTATCCACCAGGCGTGTGATAATCGAAAACCTTATAGAAGAAGCCAACGAACACATGAAACAACAATAAACAAGGAAAGAACCATGATACACCTGTATAACAAAGATTGTATGGAAGCAATGGCATCCATGCAAGATAACGAATTCGATTTGGCAATTGTTGACCCACCATATGGGATAAACATTGCAGACTGGGATAAAAATATCCCGAAATCAGAATATTTTTTAGAACTATTTAGAGTTTCAAAAAAACAGATTATTTGGGGAGCTAATTATTTTAATCTTCCTCATAAACAAGGTTGGCTTTGTTGGCATAAATTAAAAGGATTAAAAGGAGGATTAGGAACACAGAGTGAATTTGAATTAGCGTGGACTTCCTTTCTAAAGAAAGCTAAATATATCGGTTTAACATATAATGGAAATGTTTCTGGTTGGGATAAACCAAGACCAGATTATAATCCTATATCAAAAATTCATCCTACACAGAAACCTGTGGCCTTATATACCTGGCTTCTCGATAAGTACGCAAAGAAGGGATGGAAGATACTGGATACCCATCTGGGAAGTGGTTCTTCTGCCATAGCTGCCCATAATATGGGCTATGAATTCCATGGGTACGAGCTGGACAAGGAATATTATCTGGCAGCCAAAGAAAGATTGGAAAACCACCAAAGACAATTAAAACTACCATTGGAGATATAGAACCATGATAATCATTTGTTACCAAATCAAGGATTTTGAAACATACACCAGAACCCAAAGCCCAAGAAGTGTTGGGGCTATTGCCATCAATGTCCAACAAATTTCCACAATCACCCCAATGGAATTATGGGTGGATGGGAAAGAGAAAGACAGACATATCACATCTGTAACCATGCAAAATGGAACGATATTCTATCTCAATCATTCATTGGATGAAATGGATGGGATGCTTCGAGGAATTACCTGTGTACATGACTACAGAATGCAACATGGAACCCACTATCTAATTCCACAAGAATATGAAAAGCCGGAGTACTGCCATGATTTTGACGACCATATATAAGAAAGTATACCAAATTCCAAAATATGGAAAATGTGTTTATTGGGAACTGGATATCAAAGGATATTGGGTTTCTGTTCGATATATTCCATCCAAGGGATTTTGGGGCTATTGTTCGTGTGTAGCTGCTGAATATAGAAAACCATGTAAACATCTGAAAATGGGTATTGACACCATGAAAAAAGAGATGGGATATAATCCCACCCCTTAATCTTTCACAAGTCAATTTATAGGTGCCCTTGGACAATCCTTGGGCACTTCTATTTTAACCGATTTCTTTTCGGATTTCTTCCTTTAGTTCTATTTTTTCCACCTTGCTTTTCACCTTCTTCAGGTCTTCCAAAGCATGGAAGATTTTTCTTATCTGCTTTTCGAGGGCTTGTATTCTGGTTTCCAACTGAGTGACCAAAGCATCCCTATCTGCATTTAGTTCTTTTATGACAGATTCGAAGCGATTTCTTAATTGAAACTCTTCTTCTTTTGCTTCTGTTCTCATTTCCTTTATCTGGTCCATCTGTTCCTTTCTGATGTCCTCCATTTTGGAACGTTGTTCTTTTAGGTCTTTTTGTGCTGTCAGATATTGCCAGATGATAAATCCCAAGAATGGGAAGTTAGACAGCATATCCACCAAAAAAGTTCCACTATCCATAGACATATCAACACCCCAAATATTCAATCATATCCAGCCCACCACAATCTATCTTCTTATTGGATACATGGAAATGGTGAACAAAGCCTTTCCATTTTCCTTTGGTGGCTGGTTCGTACAGACAATCCAACATTTTTCCATCTTTGATTGGGCACCTCATGGGAATATCGCATGCATTGGCCACAGCCTTCCACAAAGCCTGTAAGGCTTCCATCTGAATGGGATAGAACCCCATATGTGGTTTCAACTTCTTGCCACGAACAGTTCCTTCCCACATTGGCCTTTCTGGAAATCCATTCTTTGTATACCATGATTGATATTTTGGATAATATGCGTTTGCTATCTCCACACCAATGGCAAATTTATTTGTATTGCCAGCGTGGAAGGTGATGTGTTGCATGTCACAAGTTTGATAAATGGTGCCATCATTATCAATAAGAAAGTGGACAGATAAACCACGATTGTCCAAAACTTTTTGGCATATCGAGGAAGAAAGGCATACATCCCAATGGTTCACAAATATTTTTGGTTCCCTTGGTTTTCCAATCTCCTTACGATAATGTTTGGCTTTGTGTCCATTGGGTTCATCCCAAAGAACAACCCGTTCCCACTCGATATCAAAAAAGTTTCCATCATATACAATTTTCTTTGTACCTGGTTCCAGCTCGTGGGGTTCCCACTTCGATATTTCAGATTCTCTTTTTACAAAGATACGTCTATATGTGGAAGGTCCACACAATCCATCATCTTCCAATCCATGTTCTCTTTGGAATTCCATGATAGCTTCATCCAATATCTTTCCAAACGTGTCCACCCCAAACCATTGGGGATTCCATCCGAATTTTCTGGCTGAATTTTGATTATACATTTCTTTCATACCTATTGGGGTTTTCATCAATTTTTACGTTTATCAGCCATCGACCAGCAGAAAAGACTTTTTGAATGATTTGGCATTTTTGGTTATTGAGTCCAATTTCACTGTCTGTTATTTCCACTATATCACCCAAAACCAGATAACCATATCGAATAGATACACTATATTGAACAGTTCGAATTGGTAGGGCTTCTTGTTCCAATATATCTTGGGCTATTCGTTGGGCTGTCAGATTGGAATAACAATAATCCAACTCAATAACCTTTTTCTTCTTTCCATATCTTTGGATGGATAGCATGGATTTTGGATGGGCTATATATGCCGTACTTGCCAGGTTTCCACCAGCGGGGATAATATTGGAAACCTGTACAAATGTAGTGAAATCATCCACCACCCCATTTCTGGCATAACGTACAGTGATAACATTGGATACATCTTCTGGGGTGTTCTCTGTTGTTACTGGTCCATATCGTTCCCAATCTGGACTTTCTGAGATGGATAATCTGGGAGCCAACACCAATCCACTCTGATGGATATCAAGAACGGGTTTCAGCCCATTGGGACCATTCACCACATGGATGGGAAGATGGGCAAGAATATTCTTTTGGAGCCATTGAAACACTGTGATTTTGTCATCATTGACATATCCAGCAAATTCGTATTGATTGAGATATGGCCTCAATGAATTCCATGCTTCATAATCAACATCATCTGTTAATTCACTGAGTAACCAAAGACAGATATCACCAGCCCCAGAAAGGTTTCCTGTTCCCACTGGATTGGGATAAGCCCCACCATCATCCCATTCAACCCATACTTGTCTATCTGAATTGGCCGCTACACTAACAGGGATAGTACTGGTATCCAATATTTTCACATATGTATATACACGATTATCGATATTCACAAAAGTGAATGTCAATGAACTGTCCACTTGTCCAGTATTGGAAAACAAATTCACTGAAGCCGCATTGGTGACATGTCCAGCAATTAGAAAGAATATAGGGCCATTTGGGGCTGATGGGTCATAGGCTATAACATAGGCAGGGGTTATTGGAATACTGGCATCCAATCCGCTTGAATGTTCCACCCCATGCAATTCACCAAATACCCAAGGAATGGCCTTTCCTCTGTGGATATCTTGGACTTCAATAAGCCCCCTTTCATACGTAAAATCTGGTTCCACATATAGGGCAGAAGAACAAGATACATCTTCTATGTACATGTTTTCACCAATCACAGTAGATAGAAGCCCTTGGGATGATATGAAAACCTCATTTTCCACACTGAATTCCACATATCCAGTGGATTGGCCTGGATGCCCATATACTGGGGTGGTTACAATTCCCTTAAAAACGATTGGACGAAAATCATAATCTGTTAGAATTTGGCCATTTTGGACAAAAACATATCCAATTTTCACCTTGGAACCCTCAATGAATTTTCCATTCATCTGGTCCTGTGCTATGTTCCTATCTGGAAATGTGATGGCAATGGAAACTGAATCTGCTTCAATCGAGATATCCCCTACTTTTTGCAGTGATTGGGAAAGTTCTATATCTTCCAATCCTCCAAAATATGGATAGCTTATCCCATCCCCATCCACCAAATCCATGGTTATAGTAGCGAATCTGTAGCTATCCCCAAGATAATCAATTTCCATTGTCCATACAATGTCCACATCTTCCCAATCTCTTTTTGTACCATATGACATTACGTGACCTGTTTCATGTTGATTGTGGCTATTCTGAAGACTTCACCGGTTTGGGTTTGGAGTTCATCACCCACAACGTGTTCTATCTGGATGTTGCTTTCCAATGTTACCAAAACTTGTTCATCCACCCGCCCCAAATATCGTTTGTCCTCAAAAGAAGAAGTGGATTTGGTTATGTTGGGAAGATACACAAAATGTTTTAATTGCCCTTGGACATAATCGAGGAAACCCAACATCAAGTCAGGGGCTTCATTGTTTACTGCTATGGGCTCCGCGTTGGCAGTGGTAGAAGATACCCAATAATCAATATCTGGGGTTCCTCCTTGTAGCTGGGAAATATCGATTCCATCTGTCCAAGCCAAAGAATATATTCTTTGTGGTGGTCTAAGTTCTCTTGAATATCTCATTCCATCTTGGGTTTCAATCGTTTCTGTTCCACTTTCCATTGAAATGGTTCTTCCTCTTCCATATTGCCTACCTGGAACTATAACTGGTCCAATTAGAACTTCACCAATTCGGATATCGTTATGATAGGTGACTTGGCTGGAAATCTCTAATTTGAAGCCACTGGCTTGGATGCCATTGAAATTTATAACCATGGAAAAATTATTGGGGATAAGATATACAGTGGTGGCACTGGATGGGGGTGGGGTTTCAAATGTTATTGTAGCCTGTTTGGTTCCAGTAGCTGTTCCACCAAATTTTCCTTCTGTATTCGATACTATTTTATGTGCTACGTTTGTTTCTCCCACTGAAAAATAAGCCGTCCACCCCACAAGTTCATTCAGTGTGAAATATGGCTGTGTTAAAGTGGCATCACCACGGATAGTTCTCCCTTTTACCAAACATCCGCATCTGATTTCATTTTGGATTGTAGCCAAAGAAACCCAAGTGGTGCCATTATGATAGAACAATTCTCCACTTCTCCAATTTACATTGGCAAAATGGAAGCCCACCAAATCATTGGGCATATGTTCCACCAAAGTCGAACCAATATCATTGTATAACTTCCAAGATATGGTTTGGGCAGCCACGGCACCACTGGCCACGGCTGTACTTCTCCACTGTATTCTTGGGCTTGGGCTAGTGGATTGGAACGTGTTTCCAATCGGATAATCATATTGTGGGATGATATCGAATTGTTCACCCTCATAAGTAGAACCATCAGTGGATGATATCGATACATTATCATACACATAAGCAAATTGCCCAAGGGGTGGAAAAGGCATGGAAGCACAATCATCAGGATTTACAAACCCCGTGGCCAATTGTCTTCCTGTGGCTGTGAGATTGGAGACATGGAATTCATTCCAATCTGTTGTATATGCACTGGCATAAGTGAGATGGCCAAATTTCACTATCTGCCCTGCACTGGATGAACCCGAAGAAGTAACGGTTCCACCATCAATTAGAACTGTCCATTCTCGTGTTTCATCATAATCCAAGCTTCGATACCATCCAGAAACTTTATTATTGGCAATGGAAAACAGAATATCCACCCCTTGGGTGTTATCATGGGTTTTTGTTGCCAATCGAATTCCACCAAAATCATCATCCACCACTATTCCTGTGGGAGTAATATAGACACCAGCTCTATATCTGATGGTTCCATTATCAATTTCCAAAGTGAATCCTCTTTGGGATGTGGAAATATCGCCCCCACTGACAACAATCAAAGAACAACGAATTATCAAACCTTGGGTCACATAATCGGTATTGGTTAAACTGGTTGGGAGATTGTTCCAAGTATACACCCTTTCTTGGGAACCAGCCCCAGTGGATGTAATTCGAAGTTTTCCACCAGTTATTGAATCTGTTCCAGAACCTACAACACCCAATCCACTGATATCGCTTGGAACATCGAGTGGAAGATAATTTCTGATAAATCCAACCCGCCCCCAATCTGCTTCATCCCCTGCGTAATCATTTTGTGGAAGATTGACAGTGGCATAACCTCCCAAATATGTCATGAGTACAGAATTATCCATGGTGGTGGAACTGTTCATATTGGAGACAATCACCCCACGACCAAGCCAATGAACAGCCATAATATTGGATAATCTGGTGAGGCTATCATCACAATCCAATACAACCCCTTGGGCCACTGTATAATTACCATTGGTGTATCTAAATGTCGTTCCATCACTGGAATATTTGCAATTGATAAAATCATTGGAGCCACCACTATACATGTACAAATAGATGCTCCCATCATCATTTATCAAGGTTGCCAAATCTCCACCTGTCATGTAATCATCTGTCCCTGTACTGGCATTTAAGGCAGTCACAGCAACAAAAGCCGAACTTTCCCGAAGTAGATGAATATTGCTGAATGGGTTGGGGAGTTCCATATAATGTACATGTGTTGTATCACCAATATAGCTGAAAACATATCTCCCCAATCGTTTTCCAAGGTTTATCATTCTGAATGAATTGCTTTCCAGATTGGTGGATGTACTCAATAATGTAAACGTGCCACCCCCATCTATGGATACATATTGGAATAGCTGATTTCTCTTTGTAATGGATGTATTGTTGTATTCTGTTTCCACCAAAAGAACGATGGAACCACTGATGGAAACCATTCTCATTCTGATAATTTCATATGTGGTGACACCCGCCCCAGAACTGGTTCCCACTGATATCGATAATTCCCATCCTTGTCGTGATACTGTGGACCATGTGACACCATCATCAGTGGAACGATACAAACGAATATTCGCTTTCCCATCATCTTCCAAAAGATGTCCAAGAAGAATAGAACCATCTTCCAATTCACACATGGTAGTAGTTATCTGTTGTGTTCTGGATGCGAAAGATGGAAATGTATATATTGTGTGGGTAGTACTGGCACCCGTTTGGGGTATTCTACGTACAAACACAATATCATTGGTGTAATCCTGGAAAATGGCTATCAATAATGTGTTTTCACTCGTTACGAGGCTATCTTGGACATAATAATTATTGGAAATCACAGTGGATATATCTCGATACTGAAACCCAGATATAGCGTTATAAGCATCTCTTCCATATTCCGTAGTATTGGATACAATATTATCTTTGAATGTAAATCGGGAACCATAACCAGCGGAACCCGCCTTTCTGGAAACAATCGTGATATTTCCATTTGTACTTTGGGCACCCTTGGACAACAATCTCATTTTGGATGATTGCAGTGGATAGGGGTCCCCAGCCGTGGGATTTTGTTGGGTGAAACTAGATTGGCTTTCCCAGATATTGGAAACACCCAAATCCATGGGGAGTATGAAACCTCTAATATATTCTGGTGTTTTATTCGTTCCCATATCAATATCCCTTTCTTCCAGTGGATGAACCACCCATTCCCATGGCTGTTCTTCCCTTTATAAATCTATCATAATGTTTGAATGGATTCATCACTATCACAGTGGGTTCCAAACCCTGGCCTTTTTCAATTGCCCTTACACCTTCAGCCCCAATCTTGGAAACTGCTGATGTAGATAATATGGCTTCACCTCGTTTGGCTCTTACCATGGTTTCATCTGGGGCCAATGGGCTGGCATCGCCAATCATACCACCCATGTGGAATTTGGGTTGTTGGGCAGATATCACAGCCAATTGGGCCGCACCAATAGCACCCATGGCACCCATAGCAAAGGGGCCAAGTGGAGCCACAGCCACCACATTTTTGGCAGTTTCGATAACCACATCTGCCATAGAAGCCGCTTTTCGTATCCCAAAGGCTATTTTTTCAGTTTCTTTGGTCTGATTTCCAAATGTTTCCACCAGTTGGGCGGCTGCTTCGAAACCCATCCCCATCTGGTCAACCATAAAAAGGGCTGCTTGGGCTTCTGCTTGTTTTCTGAGTTCTATACCCTCCAATTTTTTTTCTAAAATTTCAGCATCTTTGGCAGCTAATTTATCAAAGTTTTCCATCTGTAAATCTAACAATTCGTTTTCAGCGTCAATCTTTGCGTCTTTGATTTCTGTGGTTATTTGTTCGCTTCTTTTGGAAAATGCTTCTTCCAATTCCAAAAGTTTTTCATCTTCTTCCACTGTCCTTTCTTTCAAAAACAATCTTTCTATTTCTGGTCCAAGCGTATCATTCAATATTTTCTGTTGTTCTCGTAAATTGATGATTTCTTTATTTCGATTGGCCAGAATTTGTTCTTCTGTTGGGAGAGAGTCTATCCTTCTATCAGTTTGTTTTTCAATGCTGTTATTGATATCCTTGAGAACATTGGCCAATATTCTTTCTGCTTGGGCCAATTCGTTCACTTCTTTGGTCACCTTTGGGATATTTGTTACAGTTCCAGTTCCTGTTCCTGTTCCTGTTCCACCACTGGTTCCAGTTCCACCACTGGTTCCAGTTCCAGTTCCACCACTGGCCATAGTGGCAGCCATTTTTTTTCTGAAATCCTCCAATTTGGCTTGGGCTGTATCCAAAGAGGATACAATAGCACCACCACTTTTTCCAAAGTTTTCAAATTCATCATTCATGACGATAAAAGCACGTTCAGCATCTGAAGAGGAACCAACAATTTTCTGAATTAAAAAATCCATGGTGGCCAATTGGAGATTTCCAGCCGATATAACTGTTCCAAATACATCCCCAGCAATGGAACCCAAGAAGATAATCGCTTCAGTGGCTCCCAGAATGGCATTGGTCAAGCCCTTCCCACCACTTCCACTTCCACCCATGAGAACATCCACCAATCGCATCATCTCACCCATCACAACATTGGAAGCCGTGGCAGATACTCTTTGGAAATTGGCCATTTGGTTTGTCATGTTGGGACCAGTGGAAACCCCAAAATCTTCCGCCAATGAAACAAAGGCTTCCAAATTATCTATGGCTCCACTTTGGATGAATTTGGGGCCTGCATTTCTCCCAAATATTTCAGCCGCCAAAGCCGCTTTTTCTTCTTGGCTGGTCACCGCTTGCAAAGAATGGAAAACATCTTTTAATACTTCATCCGCTGTTCGTAGCTGTTCAAATCCATCCACTGTATGGGTGGTAGCCACTCCCAGTTTTTGAAATGCTTCTTTGGCTTTCTTGGAACCATTGGCCGCCTGGTTCATCATTTGTGGAAGACGTATCAAACCCATTTCGAGTTCTTCAAAAGCCAATCCACTTCCTTCAGCCGCCAATCGAAGCCCATTCAATGTATCAACATTCACACCTGTTTTGGCACTGGCATCCACGAGCTGATTGGACATATCGGCCATTTTTTGGCCAAACATCAAAATAGCAGCCCCAGCCGCAGCCGCCCCCACAGCAATGGCAGAAAAAGAACCTTTTATGTCTTTTCCTACTCCCTTGGCTTTCTTGGATACTCCTTCCAAAGCATCTTTCTGTTTTTTGGCTGATTTCTTGGCTTCTTTGGATGCTTTTTCATATGCCTTGTCCAGATTATCCACAATTTCTTTGGCTTCTTTCTCAGAAACTTGGCCTACTTTTTCCAAGCCCTTCACCAGATTGGAAACTTCAGCTCTATATGCTATCTGAATTGTACGATTTATATCAGCCATTATTTCACCTTCTTCTGTTCCATTATATATGCATCTGCCAACTTTTTCACGATTTTATCCACATTCGCTTTGGCTGGTTCCCACATGGTTACATCTGCCACCAATTTTCCTGTGGCTACTGTGGATGGGCTTCCATTTTCTCTTTTGGAGTAGTCAGCCGCTTTTATATTGTAGGCATATGGGGCCATATTTCGAAAAAATCCTTCAATGGCTTTTCCACCTTGGATGATACGAATTCCAGATTGGAATTTGTCAATGGAACGTTTACTGGTTTCTTTCTGGATATATGTTTCTCCACTGGCTTTTGTTACTGGTTGGCCATATCTGACATTCCAATTTTTTTTGGCAAAATCAATTCTATCATCCAATTCAGTTTCAATAATATGAAGAGTTAAAGGAGCCACATCTCTTATGGCATCCTCTAACATTTTCTTCATTGTTCCAGTGATTTCTATAGAACCCTTTCCCTTTCCGTATCGTAATCTTTTACTCATCACATCCTCTTCTTTTATATCTTTGATGTTCTGTTTTGAGTCGATTCAACTGGAAAGATTTCTTCTTCTTGTCGATATCTGCCTTTTTCATGTTGGAAATTTTATAATCCGCTATAAGTTCAGCCTGGAGATTTTTGGGCTGGTTGAAAAACCAATTTGGTTCTTGTCCCCAAAATCTGGATATCAGAAAACCAGTACGGATTATCCCCCCTACTGGTCTGTAGAAAAATTTTCAGCCGTTTCTACCTCGGGTTCTGTGGCTATATGTTCTGACATTTTATGGAAAAGTTCAGTTCCAATATTCAGAACATGGATGGGGTTCACTTTTTTGGTGGATAACCATTCTTGCATCCTCCCACCATAGGCCAATAAATCACAATCAGCCAGATTATATTTGGGCTTGGATGGGTGATTGGATAACATACAACCCCAAAGAGCAGCGAACAACCGCCCCAACTGTGCACGGTTTGGGTTTGTGCTTATCATATAGAACACATCCCAAACCACGCACATGGATTTTGGCATATCAAACACATAATCAACATTAGAGATATTCTTTTTCATGGTTCATATCCCCAATTATGCTGTGGCTCGTGTAATGCTTCCATACACTTCACCAGTGAAAGAAACGGCTGTGGGGTTTCCTTCTGCCACGCTGGCAGTTAGTAAAACTTTTTGGAAGGTTGCTTTTGTATTGGAACCACCCAAAGCACTCATATCAGCCTGGAATTCTACAGTTACCAAGAACTGTTCAAATCCTGTTCCACCTGTACTAGTAGCCGATGAAGAATTATTGGTCTTGTATACAAAATCCAGAATCGTATCTTCTGTATTATCTGCCAACTCTCGAAGATGGACAGAAAAAGAAATTGATGGAATCGGGTCATTTCCTGCTCTCAGGCCCACAATTGTAGCCCTATCATAAATCACGATTCTCTCGGCTTTGTCAAAGTTTGCATTGAAATCGCCTGCCTCATAAGCCACTGTATATGATACAGCATCGCCATTTGTTATTGTTATTGTTCCATCCCTTGGGACAGCAACCACGGTGCTTTCACTCATGATATTCTCCTATTTGGTTATGTGGTTAAAGGTATAAAATTAAGAAGTTCAAAAGATAGCGTCGATATCATGTATTCGCCACTATCTGTTAGTTGTCTATTTGTAGATTGTAATTTGATATGTAGATTTTGATATAATGTTGTATTGGTCCTATCCAATAGATTGGCTATAATTGTATTCTCCAAATCCAAAGAACCATCCACATCCACCAATTGGGCCAATGGTCTTATTCGATAGGCCAACTTTATATCCATATCTGTTTGTAGCATCGCCCCTTCTGTGGGTCGTTGTCTATCATCTTGGGCAGTAGAACCACCAATGGAAACAGAGAAAGCTTTGTGGGCTATGGAATTGGGTGTTCTCCCAAAGCCCCCATAAGGTAAGGGTGATTGTTTCAAACCAGCCCCCACAATTCCTTCCAATGCTGTGGCTATCCGTGCTCTGATTATTGATAGTTTTACAGTGGCCATATCAGTATTTCCGATACTTCAATCTATGATATCGTGATGGTGGATTACTGGTGGAAATCATTGGAAAAGCAGCTCTTCTTTTGTCCACATCATCAGCCATTCCATCCCCATCCATATCATATCTGAAGGATATCATTTTCCAGTTATATTCATAGCTTTTGATGGATTCTCTATACAAATCCAAATATCTTCCTTGAGATTGGCCGAGGCTACTGTGCATATTTCGCCATATCAAAGCCAGCGTTAATTCCAAGTGGGATGAACGAAGACTTTGTGGGTCTGTAATAAGATATGGAAGGTTGCCTTGTTGTCTCAATCTTTCCAGTATTCGAACCCACGCTTCATCAATAAAACGTTGCCATCCATCGGTGTAGCTGGCTGGAAGAAGATTGGCCAAATCGCTATAAGTAGCTTCCAAATCAATATCTGATATGCATGGATACAGTGGCCGCCTACAAAGATAGGCTGGTCTTTGGAATGTATATGTAACCCCACCAATTTCAACTTCCCATAATTCAAAAAGTCCATCTGATAGGGACATGGAATCTGGAACAGAAGAAGAAGGAATGGTGAATTTGCATTTGCTATCAGCAATAGTGGCAGATGAAACAGCAATGATATCTGTTCCATCTTCTGCCAATAGCTGATATGTGGCTGATGTGGGAACCACAATAGCAGCATCCCGATATATCGCCAATTCCACAATTTGAGTTTTCCCACGTTGTATCATTTGTGGAACTCTTATCCGTGGTGCGTAATATTCACCCAACAAAGCCATTTTTCAATCCTAAGCGTTAATTACTTGATACCATTGTGACCCGTCACAAGCTATCATCAGCCCTTTTCCATCACCCACAAGAATGGTGGTAGAATCTGGTTTTGTCACTGTTAAATCATGTCCACCTGAACCGCTATTGGCAATCCAAAAAACCATTCCATCTTTCAAGGCTGGAAGATTGACAACACGAGTACTTCCACCAGTATTCAGTACCTGTACCATTGATGATGATTTATCCAATGTTTTGGCACCCGCTAAGGTTTCTACGTTGACACCGTTTTTTAGTACAATTTGACGTGGTACTGTGAAAGATTGTTTTCCGTTATAATTCGCCATTTCGAAATCTCCTGATTTTGTTGTTATTTCCCATTTTTATGGTCATGACGTTTGGCTACATTTCGCGCTATTTCACGAGCTGCATCCACATCTATCTTACCACTAGTTTTTCTTTGTTGTTCAACAATTTTTCCAACAAATCTTTCGTATACATCTCTTTTACTAGACATCTCTTTTTCCTTTTGTTTTCTTTGGTGGTTTTCCATTGTCGTTCACTGGTCCATTATTCAGAATGTACGCTTGCATGAGTTCCAGTTTTTTTACATCTTTTTCATATTGCCCAAGAAGTCTTGGGGTCATGTTTTTCCCTTCATTTCTCTGGACTCTCTTTTGTTGCATATCTACAAAGAATTCGAGAATGTCCACATCTGGCATCTGAATTACACCAGTATCCAAAAGTGAAAATCTCCAATCATTATAAGATGCCTGGTCTTTCTTCCACACTACGCGATTTCCTACGATTTTTGGAGTATCCCAGATTGATGAATAATACCAGCCCCCAGATTTTGTTCTGTGGCGAGTTTGATATCCCATTTCCCAATCCAGTACTTCAAAACCATCATCCATCATTTTCACCCTGGCCATCTGGCTATCTGTTCCACCACCTGGCACCATCCGAACACCATTCACCCCAGCGATTTCAAAAAGTCTTCTGAATTTGGGGAGGAACATCCAAGCCCCTTTGTATTGTATAAATTCCCAACATGTATTGGGATGGTGCATATACCAAAATGGTGCATTTTGTCTAATTGGTAGGGAATCTGCCCTAGTTATATCGTTTCCTGTCCAAGGTTGGTTGTTCATGGTTGCCTCGTTGTTTATTGTTCATGGTTCAAAAAATATAATGGTGGGGCCGAAGCCCCCAAAGGATGGGGAATGGGAACCATGAAAAGACAATCCCCATCCACCCAACAAGATAATTATGCGTCTGAAAGTAGCTCTACAATTCGGCTTTGTTCGCAAATTGCAGCACCTGTGTACGCTGTACCAACTACTTTTGTCAAAGAGTAGGCCGAATCACGTTCCAGCTCGACCAAAACGGGGGTTCCAGCGGGGCGAATTTCGCCAGCAGGACCAGCCAATGGAAGAGGAGTTCCCAAAGCATAGGCAATAGCACCGGCTGAAAACATAGCCCCAGAACGGTCAGTTCCATCAGATGGAACATAAGCAGATTTATGGATTTGGACACCCATAAAATCGCCTACAAAACCTTGTCCAAGACTCTTGATAAGGTCGTGGTGGGCTGGGTTAAAAGCTATTGCATTTGCGGTTTCATTACGAATCGACGATTGCAAATCCGCAATTTGCCGTGGGTGGAGGCAGGCGAAAAGCTGAGATGGGTTATTTTGAATTTCTAAAAGATATAGCCCGTCCATAAAATCGTCCACTGACATATCCACGCCAGTGGTTCCAGCGGAAGAAGTAGCAGAAGAGAACAAAGCGCAAATCATTTCCATGAAACGAGACTCAAAAGCCCCAGCCATAGAACCAGCCAGACGAAATACATCTATATCATTGCCCAATTTGGTCATAGCTGCCAAATCTGTAAGGTCGTAACGAAGACCAATCCGACCAACTGTGATATCTGCAATTGAAGAAGTAAGGTTGGTGTTTGCAATTTCAGTACCATCAGCCACGGTATTCATGGGTTCATACCCATCCAAACCCGCGTAACGCATTGAAAGGGCAGCACTACCAGCACCTGCAATATCGCCCGCAAAGAGCAAAGCCCCAGAATTACGGATAGAAGCCGCGTCAAAAAGAAGGGCACGCACTTCATTTTCTATCATTTTGTCAAGACGCAATCCAGGATTAGTACCTGTACTGATTAGCGTCGAATATTTAATTTCAGCCATTTTTTTTTCCTATATGGTTATTGGTTTTTCGTGGCCTACGCTGTTTACGGTTGCGAACCTAACCACACATTCACATTATACACAAGTTATTCATAACTGTGTATAACCTGTGTAGAACTTTTTATACACAAGTTATTCATAGGCTGTGTATAACCTGTGAATAACTTATTATATACCTCTTTTCTGGAAGATTTCCAAACACTCTTCAAAATCCTCCTTGGTTGGGTGATTTTTTTTACACCATCCAATCAAGTCTTTTTTATTCCTCAAATTGGTTATGTTGCTGCACATCTCCCCAGATATCTCACCCGTTGCGGAATTGGTTTGGGTCATACACATCAGCTCTCGACAAAGCCCATCCCCATTTTGGGTTATGAATACTGGTTCACAAATTGGAATAACCACATCTAGTTTGCCAAGTTCTTTGGCTACTGGGTCACTTGGTACGATTATGGTTTCTGGGGATTTCGTTCCTTGGATTATTCCAAAAGTCAAAGAACCACCCACGACCAAACCAACCACAGCCGCTATAATTATTTCTACCATAAATAACCTCATAAAAAAAGGGGATGGGTAGAGGATACCCACCCCCATAGTGGAGAGAAATCGACTACAAAGAAACAGCCAAATCAACAGTAACACCAACCGCGCTTGTAACTTTCAAGGCACTGGTGGAAATGTATTGGACATCCAACTGAACAAGATTTCCAGCCGAATCCATTGCGGATACATGAACCAGTTTCTTCCCAAGATTATGGGTGATGGTTTGGGCTGTGTTTGCGGTTAAAGTGCTTTGTGCTTCAAATCGCAATGCTTGCAATTCCAAAGAGAAAGAACCATTTCCAGCATTGTACACAATCAATTCATCAGCAGAAGAACCAGCACCGATGGCACCACGAACACGAGCATCAGTATAATACTGATTGGAACCTTCTGGAATATTGGATGTGGTGGCATTAACAGAAATAGCACCTGTTCCACTGTTATATGCTATGCCAGTTCCAGCACTGAGAACACCGCGAACACTAGCAGTGGAAACCAACAAATCACCACTTCCACTAGTGTATGATAAAAGGTTTCCAGATGCTGGGTCGGCTTGGACAGAACCACGTGCACGGGCTTGGGTGAAGTACTGATTGGACCCTTCTGCCACATCTGATGTATCACCATTGAAAGAAATTGTTCCACTGGAAATTCCAATGGCAGCACCAGCCGCAAAAGCACCACGAACACTGGCAGTGGAAACCAACAAATCACCACTTCCACTTGTATATGATAAAAGGTTTCCTGCCGCTGGGTCGGCTTGGACAGAACCACGCGCGCGCGCTTGGGTGAAGTACTGATTGGACCCTTCTGCCACATCTGATGTATCACCATTGAAAGATATGGTATTTCCAGAAACACCAATGGCCGCCCCACCTGTTAGGCTGATAGCCAAAGCACCTGTTCCACTGTTGTATGAAATCCCAGTTCCACCACTGATAGCAGCTCGACTTCTGGCATCTGTATAATATTTATTGGTGCTTCCTTCTGCCACCACATCACTGTCACCACTGAAAGACATGGCACCTGTACCACTATTGTATGTAAGGCCAGCACCACCAGAAATAACACCACGAACACTAGCAGTGGAAACAGCCAAATTACCTGTTCCACTTGTGTAGGTCAATAGGTTTCCAGCCGCGCCATCGGCTTGGACACTTCCACGCGCGCGCGCTTGGGTGAAGTATTGATTGGAAGAACCTTCAGCCACGATATCACTGTTTCCAGAGAATGCGAAGGTAATTTGTCCACTGTTTACAGAAGAAGAAAGACCAGAACCAGCCGCGATATTTGCTGAAATGGTTGCATTGGCAGCATTGACAGATACACCATCACCAGCAACAAGAACAGAACCAACTTCAGCCGCTGTTAGTGGGCTTTCAATCTGGGTATAGTTTCCAACCACAGAACCATCAGCACCAGAAATGATGTATGTTTCTGTTCCATCACTGGGAGCGGTAAGAATAAGAACATCACCTTCTTTTAGGCTAGCCGCTGTGGAACTTTCATTGGATACAAAATTAGCCAAGGTGGTTTGGCTATTGTCAACATGTACATCTGTTATTGCCAATGAATTAATGGAAAGTTCTCCACCTGATACTGATAGCATCGAAGAAGAACCACTGGCGATTCCATTGATGAAAGATAGGCTAGAAACATCTTGTTTCCGTACCATATGATTATTTGCTGTTGGGGCTGTTTCACATTCTACAGCACCCTTAAAATTTACTACTGGGTTAAAAAAATCCATGGATATATCTCCGTTGGGGGTTAAAAAATCTTATGTCAGATAAACCGTGCCAGAGATAGCCTCTACAAATGTAATCGTTATGGAATTGCTGAAAAATTGGATATCTCCCATTATCTGATAACCATCTGAATTTACTATCAAAACTCTGGGTTTGTGACTATAAGAATGGGAAATTGATACACTAGATTGATTTACAAAATCAGTTGTGGTTTGGCTTAGCCCATCGCCTGGTGGGCTGTATATTGGAATGGCCATGGTTCACCTTTTTCTATTCGAATATCAAATAAATAGTTGCTGTGGATGCCTGGCCAGCAAGATACATAAATCTGTCTGAACTGGTCTGAACTGGGTTGTATTGGATTATGCTGTTCACCGCTTGTGGAAAAGCCGCTGCCACTGGAGAAGAATTAATTGTTCCTTCATAAGATACTTTGATTGCTTGTGAAACTGCTTGGACAGTCACCAATTTGGCCCATTTTGGAAGTTTTATTTCTTCGTTTACCGTTCCAACACCTGTTAGAACATAATTTGCACCACCATTTTTCCAATTTAAAGTGGTAAGGTCAATTGTTGCCATGATATTTTTTCCTTTAGTTTATTGGTTATTTTTTCTTCTTTGTGTAAGTCTTTTTTTTCTTCTTCCCAGCCATCGACAAAGCTATAGCAATCGATTTTCTTTTGGGCTTTTTTGTTTTCTTGGATAAGCCTTTGTATTTTTTTCTTTGTGTTGCCATTGGGTTTTCCTGGATGTAGATAGTATTCACCACCTATATTATAGGCCGTTAGATTGGTTATCATTGCTTAAATCTGTTGTTTCTCATCTGATAATACTGTTTTTTGAGTTCTTCACGATTTTGGCGGTAAAAATCAAAATCATTTCCTGCTTTTTTCCAAAGGGCTTCACTTGTGGCATGGTCCTGTGTTGGGGCTACACCTTGATTGGTTGTAGGTCTTTGTCCCATT